ATCTTGGAAGATAAGAGGAGAGTAACAACTTGACAAAACATGGTATAATTTGAGTTGGTATGAAGAAGAGTAATGGGAAACAAAACGGTAACGGCTTAAATGGCAATTCAGAAAAAAGAGAGAGAACTGCTGCCCGGATTATAGAAGCTGTTAAGGAATGTAAAGGACTTCTCACTTTAGTTGCTGAAAAAACAGGTCTTGGCTATAGAACGGTCAATCGTTATGCTACGGAGTTCCCTACTGTTCAAGAGGCTGTCAGAGAGGCCAAAGAAGGTATGGTTGATCTGGCGGAATCTAAGCTATTTGCCGCTATTGATAAGGGTGATGCTTGGGCTATTTGTTTCTACCTCAAAACCCAAGCGAAACATAGAGGCTATGTCGAGAGGCAGGAGATCACCGGGGAAGGCGGTAAGCCTGTCAAAACAGAGATTATAGTTCGGTCAGATAACGCCAAAACCCTCACTCAGCAGATACTTGAGGGCAAAGGGACTTAGTGAATATCAGGACAATCCAGAGCCAGTCCTGGAAGAGATGGAATTTTATAGTGACTATAGGTGGATATCGAGGCTACATGGCTATAATTGTGGATGGAACTAACTAGAGGGGTAATGCCGGCTAAACTCTAGTGAGGTTGCCTAGAGCCGAAATAGGGGTTAGGACTAGGTATCCAGCCCCTGCCGAAAAGTTAAAAAATACTGTCATAAAGACCATTATACGACCCATATAGATACGATTAGATAGGAGGTGATGTATGATTAAGAGCTATCCCTCAACTCTAGGTGGTGGGAGCTGGGACCCACACCCATACTTTCAGGAGACTAAGGCCCCTCTATCATTGTCAACAAGCCCATCAACCGACCAGGGTAATACAATACCAGTTAGCTTAGGTGATGCCACTGTTGATGATTATAAGGGGCAACCAGAGGACTTTTGGGGTGGTGCTAGGCTAATATGTGGGGTATGGTGGGTAAAGGCTCATGGTTAGAGTTATGTTAGCTTTAGAGAAGGGTAAGGGGACTGAGTGAATGGATAACTGGTGGATGCTGAAAGGGATACTTCTAGCCGGGGGGTGTGCACTAACCTTTAGTTTCTTGTTATATGGATTTATTAGTTTATCCCGCTTTCTCTTCCCAGAAAATGAGGTTTGGCCACTGTTGATACTTATTGGAGCATGGGGTGGTTTTATAGGGGGAGTTTATTTATGGGCTAAAAAGGAATGAATATCACCACAACCAAAACCTATGAAGCCAACGCTGAAGCATGGCTATCTGGCAGTCGCCGAGCCCTGAACGAAGGGGGCACCTATAGTTCAAAAACCTGGTCAATTCTCCAGCTTCTTATCCTCATAGCCCAACATGCCAAACGCAAACTACTAATCTCCATAGTGAGCGAATCCTTGCCTCACCTTAAAAGGGGTGTGATAAGGGATTTCTTCCGCATCCTAGATGAATCCCCAGACAACAATCCACGATACAATAAGACTGAGCAGACCTATAACTTTGGCAATGGCGTGATTGAGTTCTTCGGTGCTGATGAGGCTGACAAAATAAGAGGTCCTCGGCGTGATATTCTGTTCATCAACGAAGCGAACAATGTTCCCTGGGAAACAGCTCGAGGGCTTGATGTGAGGACAAACAAGTTCACCTTTGCCGACTGGAATCCCATATCGGAGTTCTGGGCTCATGAGTATTGGATAGGGCAAAAGGAGAACGCTTATATCCATAGCACTTACCTTGATGCCGTTGAGGTCATTCCCCCCGAGGTGGTGGCCAACATCATTGCTACCGGTGAACGAGACCCCAACTGGGCTAATGTCTATATTCACGGCAAGTTGGGCAAAATCGAGGGGCTTGTCTATCCCAACTTCAGCCAAGTCAAGGAACTGCCACAAGGCGATGTATTCTACGGGCTGGACTTCGGCTTCTCAACTGATATGACTGCCTTGGTGCGCAATGTGATAATCGGCAGTGACCTCTATTCCCAAGAGCTGATTTACGAGAGAGGCTTGACAAACCAGGACATAGCTATTAGGATGATGGAGTTAGGGGTATATAAGCATAGCGATGAGATATTTGCTGATGCGGCTGAGCCCAAGAGCATTGAGGAGATTTATCAATATGGCTTTAACATCAAGCCATGCCCAAAGGGTCTAGGGAGCGTTGAGTTTGGACATCAGAAACTCAGGCAATACCGGCAATTCTGGACTGAAGACTCTATCTCCTGCATCAAAGAGCAGCGGAACTTCAGATACCTTCTGGATAAGGATGGTAGGCTAATAGATAAGACAACCCATATCTGGAGTCATGGCCAGGATGCCAGGCGATATGCGGTTGTGGGTAAGGCCACATCCTTTGAGCCAATAGAGGAGACAATGGAGTATTATGACCCAGTGAGGATTTCGGCGATATGAGGAGATTAGAATGATAGAAGTTGTTACTGGACAGGTATTGGGAACAGAGATACTCAAGGCTTTAAGTATTCACACCGAGAGAGTTACAGCTATTACATTGATATGTAGCGTAAACGATGTAGCACGGGTGATTGTGGAGATTATGGTTCCCAAAGATAAAACAGAAGAATTGACGCAAATCCTTGAACGATATGAGGTAGTAGAGAGAAATAAAGATGGAATAAAACCTAATCCATTGCCTCCAGGGGGAGGATTATGAGCAGGGGTATGGAAGTTATTATTAGAGTATTCCCAGATGGCGGCAGCTCATTCGGTTTTAAATCTAGGTGAAGCGTTAAAAAAGGAGCCATTGCCCGCAGGTCTTCTTTATAAGTGCAAACCAAAACCAATTTTGAGAATATCAAATCTAGAGTTGTGGTATTCAAAAGGATAGCGATATGAACGGGGGAAGGAAAAACTATGACTAGCTTTGAGGGAATGAGAGCCCAGCAAATAACACTTGATTTTATTAAGAGAGTTCAGCAAGATACAACTGGTATATCTCTTGAAGTTTTAACTGAATATCTAGCCGACTCATTAGATGATCTTAACACAAGAATTATACAAAAAGCATATTTTCGCAATATAGACAGAGGCGTGAAAGCTCAGATTGCGGAGGAGGTTACTAAATACGGTAATGTGATACAATCTGGAGTTCTTACCATATTAAGCAAGGCAACAGGAAGGGAGACACCGCCTGCAACGCCTGATAGGGTGCATTTATTATGAGTATATTCAATCGGATAAGAGGCAATGGCGACAATCACGCCCTGATGGAAGCCAACGAGCGCATATCGGGGCTTTCTGCTGAACTAGCCAGCAGTATAGACAACTTGACTCTATTCCAGGAGCGGCTGGCAGAGTTGGAACTTCACCTAGAAGACCAAGGGTGGCAAACTCTATCAGGCACAACTGATAAGGAGTTCTCCCGCGCTGGGCTACGGAAAATAAATAACCTAGCACGGCTTTATTGGCTGAAGAATCCCTTGATACGGCGGGCAATTCTCACCCAAGTCCAATATGTCTTCGGTCAGGGCATCAACATTCAAGCTCGGCATCCAATGGTTGATGAGGTTATTCAAGCCTTCCTCAACGATAACAAGAACAAGTCTGAACTCACCGAACATCAGGCTTATATGGTCAAGGAGACCGAGCTCCAATGCTTTTCTAATATCTTCTTCGTATTCTTTGTGAATAAATACAACGGTCAGGTGCGCATCCGCACTATCCCTATGGATGAGATAGAGGATATAGTATGCAACCCCGAAGATGCAAAAGACCCCTGGTTTTACCTCAGAACATGGACGGTGAGCGGAACGGATATCACCACAGGGCAAAATGTCAGTAAGACTTCCTCTGCCTATTACCCGGATTGGCGATATAAGCCTAATAAGATGCCTAAGAAAATTGGTGGCATTCCAGTTAAAGTTGATACTCCAATCTACCATGTGGCTGTCAATAAGCTCTCCGATATGAAGTTCGGGGTGAGTGAGATATATTCCGCCATTGACTGGGCGAAGGCTTACAAGGAGTTCCTTGAAGATTGGGCAACTATCGTAAGGGCTTATGCTCGGTTTGCTTGGAAGCTCACAACTAAAGGTGGAGCTGCTGGTGTTTCCTCTGCGAAAGCCAAACTAGGGACTACGCTAGGCACAGGCACGGAAACCAACCCGCCTCCTGTAACGGGCTCAACATTCCTTAGCACTGAAGGGGTAAAGATTGACCCTATCAAGACCGCTGGAGCTACCACAAAAGCAGAGGATGGGCGATTCCTGCGCCTTATGGTCTCCAGCGCCACAGGTATATTTGAGCATTATCTGACCGGCGATCCCAGCACGGGAAATCTAGCTACGGCAAAGGCGATGGAGCTACCAATGCTGATTATGTTCCGAGACCGGCAGCAGCTTTGGACATCGGTGTTGAAGGCGATCCTTGACTATGTAATTGACCAGGCGGTTGGGAAGCAAATACCAGGGAGCATTGAAAAGGATGTCTATGGGGAAGACATCGTTGTTTTAGCCAATGATAAGGAGAATGAAGACGAAGCATTGCGGGACAAACCCATTGACCGAAGTATAGACATCGACTTCCCCTCTATTCTGGAGGACATCGAGACCCGCGTAAATGCCGTTGTGGCAGCCGCTACCCTGGATGGCAAGCCACTAGCTGGCACGCTGGAAATTAAACTTGTCACCCGGCTAGTGCTGGAGGCATTGGGCCTGGATGACATTGATAAGATAATGGCGGAGATGTATCCACCTGAAGAGGAGGGTGTTAATAAACCACCTGATGTAGAGGAGATGTTCGTGTCGGCGGTAAAGAGCTTGAAAGAGGCACTTGATAAGGCGGTGAAGGTATGATTGTTCTATATTACTGTTTATTAGCTTTTACATTTTGGATGCTCTTTTTATTATCTATTTTGTGTGTGGTAGAGTTTGTGGGTTATGTCAGAGATGAGCTAAGAATAAGGAAGCATTGAAATAGAGGCGGTGAAGGTATGAATCTAGTGTGCGTCAATTGTAAAGGATATGTGATGTTGATTGAGTGTGAAGAGCTAGAACAGGATGAGGATGGCAATTATTTCTATGTTACCGAACAGCATTGCTCTATCTGTGGGTTGCGTTTAAAGACTAAATTAATGGTGGAAATAGTAAAATCATGACCATGACGGTTGATATAATCAAAGCCGCTGCCATCAGAGTTGCACTTGCTATCTTCCTAGAGGCCAACGCCAAGATAGAGAAGGTCAAATCTCTTATTCCCATTGAGAAGAAGCTAGAAAAGGAGATGCAAGCCATCTTCGGCAAGCAGGGGCGCATCTTCCTGAAGGAAATGGAGAGATACCGCAACCGCTTCGTGGAATCCTTGAGCCAGGACGACCTTGAACGCATCATGGCTTCGGTGTCGGTATCTACTAATTCCGAGATGACACAGGCTATTGAAGTAGCAGGCGGTGAAGCGATTATGGCTTCTGCCAATCACCGAATAGCAGATGTGGGTTTTGATGTTGCATTCGACTTGAAGAATCCCAGGGCGGTTAATTATTTGTCCCAAAATGCTGCTTTCCGAGTTACCCAAATAGATGAGACTACCCGGAGCCGCATAGCCACCATTGTTACCCAGGGAGTTGATGAGGGATGGAGTTATGACCGCATGGCTATTGAAATAGGGGATAGATTTAAGGAATTCCGCATCGGCAGACCACAACTCCATATTCGTAGCCGAGCCCACTTGGTAGCCGTGACGGAATCAGCCAACGCCTATGAAGCGGGCAACCTGATGGTGGTGGATATTATGGTAGAGCAGGGCTTGATGATGGAGAAGAAGTGGCTGACGGTGGGTGATGACTTGGTGAGTGATGAATGTGATGCTAACGAGGCTCAAGGATGGATAGTTTCCGATACTGTTCACATGTCAGGTCACATGCATCCGCCTCGATTCCCCGGGTGTAGATGTGACGAACTCTATCGGAGGATAGCAAGGGAAGAATGACAGATAAGCTAGAGATTCAAAACCAGCAAGATATAGACCTCAAAAAGCAGATTGAGGGTATAGACTGGACAATAGATTATGGCAATGTTAAAATCCAGATAAGGCAAGGCAAACCGACTTTAGTGACTATAGAGAGGACGGTAAAACTTGATTAAAAGGGAGGAACCTAAATGGCAGAACTGGTGTTAGTTTTCAAGTTTCGTGGAGAAAAGGAGAGGACAAGAACATTATATGAGAAATGGCGCGAGGAAATCTTAGAGGCTATAGGGATAGATAAAGGAAAAGAGTATATTAAGCTTACAATAGAGGATAGCGATTAATATGAAATGCTGGAAATGCG